ACCGGTTCTTTACTATCGGTATCTCTGCCAACTTTGCCGCGGACTTGCACATCCAGGACGGGGTTATTATTGGCAACAAACGCCCCGGGGCTTCTGATATAGAAGGGCGTAGTGCTATCAAGTTCAATAACTGCGTAGACAGCACCGTTAAGGGTACGTGCTTCTACAACATCGGATGGTACGGGGTGGAGGTTCTTGGCTGCTCAGAGGACACGGAAGTACACGACATCCACGCCATGGACGTACGCCACGCAATCTCTCTGAACTGGCAGAGCACTGCAGACGGGGACAAATGGGGAGAGCCTATCGAGTTCTTAGGCGTTAACTGTGAAGCCTATAGCACAACCCAAGCTGGATTTGATACTCATGACATTGGTAAGCGTGTGAAGTTCGTTCGCTGCGTTTCGTACGACAGTGCTGACGATGGGTTCCAAGCGCGCACTAACGGGGTGGAGTACTTGAACTGTCGAGCTTACCGTGCAGCTATGGACGGGTTCGCCTCCAACACCGGTGTAGCCTTCCCTATCTATAGGGAGTGCCTAGCTTATGACAACGTACGCTCTGGCTTTAACTGTTCGTACGGCGGCGGCTACGTTTATGACTGCGAGGCTCACGGTAGCCAGAATGGTGTGCGAATCAACGGGGGCCGTGTTAAAGGCGGTCGGTACACTCGCAACTCCCGCTCTCACATCTTCGTCACTAAGGATGTAGCTGAGACAGCGCAGACATCCCTCGAGATTGATGGCGTGAGTATGCGTTACGACGGTACCGGAAGAGCTGTGTACTTCCACGGGACTATGGGCATTGACCCTACCCTGGTATCTATGTCTAATAACGATATGACCGGTCACGGTGTATCTTGGGCATTACTGAGTGGTTATACTGTGCAGCCTACGCCTCCGCGCATGTCCAGGAACTTGCTGGATGACACAGGTATTCGTGGAGTGGCAACGCTGGTTGCTGGTGAGGCTACAGTCAACGCCCGTGTACGCGGAAACTTTGGCAGCGCAGCTACCTCCTTCAAGTGGGTGTCTGAGGTTAAGTTGACGCGGTTGACCTTTCCCTCTAGTGCTGGGGCCTTGACGGTTACTAACGTAGCACAGAACCAGGATGTGCCTACACCTAATCCGGACCTAAACAGCTTCGTGATTAGGAGCAGTAACGCAGCGGACGTATCCCAGGTAGCCTGGGAGGTGTATCTCTAAGTAGCTCTAAGAGCTCCCTGGGGTATCTCTATGGTATCCCGGGGCACTGCTTGGGCACTGCTTGGGTGCACGTCTATACCTGGACCTGAAATTTATTAGACTCACGCGAGCCCCTCCCCTCACCCTCAACGCGCGCAATTGCCCCCATAGGGGGGGGGGGCACTAGTGGGGCCAGCTAGTGCGCACCAGCGGGCCTCAGAGGCTCTCTGCGCTGCGCTGGGGCTATCGCTAGTGCTACCCTATGGCTTGGCCTGTGCGTTCACTAGGGCGCTTCCTGTGCGCTCTACGTGGCACTAGGGCTGCTCCGCTGCGATATCCCTGTGCGCCCCCTGTGGGCCATAGGGGTGCGCTCTGCCTTACCTATTTTGTGCGCCTCGGTGTGGCACCTAGTGGGCCTGCCTAGTGCCTGCCTAGTGGGGTCAGTAGTGGGGCCATAGGGTGCACCTAGTGCTATCCCTAGTGCGTACTAGGCTATCCACAGGCTATCCTTAGTGCTTTACATTGTGCCGATTCTGTGCTACGCTGCGCGCTCCCCACTAGGGCGCACATCCCCACTCAGCACTACCCCGCACACTCTGCACTATCCAGCGCTATCCCTGTGCTATCCCTGTGCTATCCCTTCTCTCTTACTTTCATTCGAAAGCTAATACAAAATGAAGTTACCGGAGTAGGAGGGGTTTAGGGACACTATATACACTACTACTCACTAGTACTCACTAGTAGGCACTAGTAGGCACTAGTAATGCCCTGTATGACCGACCGTAGGGAGGGAAGCATTACCTACCCATTAACTAGCCTCATAGCTTAACCGCTCCCACAGCTTACGCTGTATGGTCGCTGGCTATGAGTCTACCCAACACTTTGTAGTATTGGTTCATACTAGGCAGTATTGGCTAGCAGTGGCTACAGCTAGTGCCAGCACAGTGCTATCCCTAGATTGGTTGGGTATGGCCCTAAGTATTTGCCCTGCTTACCCTTTTTGCTCTCAGTGATAAATATTTATAAAAAGTACTTGCTTCTTTTGGTTCAATAGGGCTATAGTTCAATCACCGGGAGGCACTAGCGACTAGCTAGGCTAACCGGGGCCGAGCCGGGAGGCTCCGCTGGATTAAAGCTAGATAGTGTGAAGGGTTAGATACTCGATAAAAGGGTTGACACCGCGAAGAACATAAGCTAGATTGAATCCCGAAGTAAGTAGTAAGCTGGTTTGAAGCTGGTTTGCGGGGAGGTGCAGTGCCTTGACGGTGCAGTGACCACCACAACCTAGATAATCAGTAGTAGTGAAGATGCATGAAGATGCAACGCCAAGGGCTGAGACGACAAACAGCGGGTGCGCTTAGATGATTGTGCCCTGAAAACGAAATCATCAAGCCCAGAGCGACTGGGGGGCCGGGGGAAACCACGAAGAGGCTGAATCAACGCGGTTGTACAGGTGCTGACTAGAATCAGTAACCCGCCAACCGATAACACTGACCTAAGCAACTATGCTTAGCTGAGTGTTATACAGGAGCAGCCGTGAGCAGACTGATAGACGCTGGTTATAGGTGGCGCAGACAAAACGCAACCGCGTGGAGGAGGCGCATTTCGGTACTGGAGAGGACAATAGAATACTTCTCTGCGTTGCAGAGTCTCACCCCTAATCAGGTAACGACGTTAGTTAATATGCGCACCGAGCTTGCCAGACTGAAAGGGCACATAAAGGCGGGAACATGAAGTACAAAGATAAATTGAAACAACAATTTGAGGGACTTGAGAAGTTATCAGGCTCCGAGTTGAGAAAGCGCCGGGACGCCCTGAACCGTGCAGGGTATACGCAGACCAAGCAATCCGCCACGTTCAGCACCACGGTGCGTGGCAAGACCAAGACTAAGGGTAGCAGCAAAGAGCCCAAGGGCTGGTACACTGTAAATTCACAATTAGGGGGTTAGTATGATGACATTCTTAGCAGTAGTTGGCGCATTCTTTCTTGTCGGCCCGATTCTTCGATTACTGTTCATTATCCTGTTCGTTAGCAAGAAGTGAAGAGTTTGCTAATTACAGCCTATAGCATCCTTGCGGCGGTGCAGGAGCAGTACCCGGACGCCGCTGTGACGCTCACTGTGGACGGTAAGAGCAATAACGATATTTGAGGTAGAGTATGCACGGAAAGAATCCTGAGACGCTGCTTATGCGTAAGCAGCAACCAACAATCGACGGGCTGGCGCGGGAATACAGCGCGAAGGCAGCGCTGCGCCAGCATTATGCTGAGCAAGCAAAGCGCCTGGGTATGACCCTGCGCGGTTACTGCTATCGGTTTAATGTGAGGGGTATAGTATGAGCAAGCATAGCATCTATGACGTATACAAGCGTCCAAACGGGTTTCTGTACAGGGCCCATTTGGATAGTCCGCTGCATAAGCGCGCCGAGTTCTACAGCGAGCATTTGCAGCGGTGGTTGCCGTCCGGGCACAAGGTTGGTGGGTTAGTATCTAGCGACCGCAGCGCCCTAGTGGCCCGCAACGTGGTGTTCAAGGACAAGGCATGCTAACAGTAGACGAAACAGCGCTGCTGTGCTGGCGTCTGCTGGAGACTCAAGGTAAGTGCGGCTGCACTTGGGAAACATTCAAAGAGGTTCCTAATGAACTCAAGCAAATCGTGCCAGTTGAGCGTCGATTACTCCGAGTTAGAAAAGCAGGTATTGGCACTGTTCTCACAACCTATCGAGAGTATACAGAATCTGCCGCGCGGAAGCTGCAAGAGCACATTGCATTCGATGTGGTTGCAGCACTACGGCGGAATGGATACCGCGGAGCTTTTACGCAATTTAGGGCCGCGGTCCGTGCCTACTACAAGCAGCGACAACTCTCCACGTGGTACGCACGCTGAACTCTTAGTGCATGACGAAGTTCTATTAACTCGGGAGCAAATGAAAATGCAAGAAACTAACACAGCACCTATCGAATGGAAAGTAGTGTTACCGGAAGGTGCAAACGCACTGCCGATTAAAGAATCAATGTATTCCAGCGGTGATTACTGGACCCCGTTCCAGGACTTGAAAATGCAAGGTTATGACCGCCCACACACTGAGGGCGCACTGCAGGCTCTTATGGGCCTCCTCAAAGTCAGTGCAAACACCCCGGGCTTAGAGGTCACTATAGGCGGAGCACTTCATCCGAAATATCGTGACATGTACAAGGCTGCCGGGCCGTTGCAACGGGTGGACTTGTATAATTCCGGAACTTTCTTCGAACTACTTACCCCGGCGCGGATCACTATCGACAACAAGTTCTGGGAACGTCGCCGTGATTTCTACGAGAACGGCGACGTAGTGGTTGAGCGCGTACTTGCTTGCGTCGAAGAATTCACCGGTTACAAGGTGCACAAGCAGGCCGTGCAGTTATTCGGGCGCATTATGCTTGCACCAGAAGAGCAGCAGCGCCGGGAGTATACTGGCTATGATTACGGTAGCCACATCCGTGACATGCACGCCGCTGCTCTGCTCATGAAGTTGCACGGCTTCGTAGTGTCTAGATTCGCTGTGCCTTTGGGCTTTGGTTTCCGCAACGGTGAGCCTATCGTGATGCTGGGGCAGCCGCGCATGCACAAGGACTTCGCCGCGGTTACTGAGTACCGCTGCGTGGAGATGCGCGTAGGTAAGTGGCTCGCTAACTACTACGGCAATGGCGTAGACTTCCGCGATGCTATCGAAGACCTCAAGGCTATGAACGTGGAGCCTACAACGTACCTGTGCAAGACCGAGCAGGAATGGTATGACGCATATGAGAGCGGCCCAAGTAGCTGCATGAGCGACTACCCCTTTGAGTGTAGCCCTGTGCGGACGTATGCCACCACCAGCCACGGGCTGCCGGATAATGGGCTGCGCCTGTTCATCCAGTACACCGGGGAACTGTTCGGCGACGACTTCGAAGTACAGGCACGAGCAATCGTTAACACCGAAACTAACGAGTACGTCCGAGCTTATGGCAACGCTGCGGATGCAATCCTGCGTGGGCATGGGTACACCAGAAACACAGGGTGTCTCGAAGGGGTAATGCTGGCGCGTATACCACACCCAAGTAACGTTGGTGCAGTGCTGATGCCATATCTAGACAGCAACCAGTGCGGCGTAGATGAAGAAGGGAGTGACGCCTTTGTAATTCGTGATGACTATGGTTATGAGGCGCAGGATTCCGACGGATACATCTACATGGACACAGAAACTGCCCGGTGTTGCCGCTGCGAAGAGCGCTACCCCGTCGATGACATGCAGGAAACCGCAGATGGTGATATGGCCTGTGATGGCTGCGTCGAAGAGGGGGACTTTGTATATGCAGTTGGCCGAGAAGGGCTGTATAGTCGCTGGAACTGCACCTGGTCTGATTACCACGATGCTTACGTATACGACGAGGACATTGAGTACTGCGCAGTAGAGGGTGTAGTGCACGACCAGGAAGAGCTGGTGTTTGCACAGGACCGGCAGGTGCTTATTGAGCACGCAGAAGAGCACCCAGTGCACGGGTTAATTCTCACTGAGCATGCAGCTGATTGCTTGGGAGAGAAGTACCTGGGCAACGACGACGAAGGAGAAGTAGAGGGGGCAGCTTAATGTTCTTGAATCCGCACGGGATTGATATGCAGCTGCTCTTGCAGATACTGCAAACGCACCGGCCTAGCTGGGCGAGTACCAAGTGGTTCGAGCCGCTGCTCGAATGGGCGCTCGGCAGTGATATGCGCTACGTAAAGGACAAGCACGGGAACTACTTCGTGCTGGTGGGGGACTCAGAGCAAAGCGACGTAGCGTTTACGTCGCACCTCGATACGGTAGCGCGCCCCACCAGCGCCGCGCCGGACGTCGGCTGCACTAACAAGGGCGTACTGTTCGTAAAGAATCCGCAACAGGCTGACTGCTTGGGGGCGGACTGCGGTGCTGGTATCTACCTGATGCTGGAGATGCTGCGGCGGGGTGTGCACGGACGCTACTGCTTCTTCGTGGATGAAGAGGTAGGTTGTGAGGGCAGCGCTGCATCGGTCAAGGATGACACTGGGTTTTGGACTGGGGTTAAGGCAATGATTAGCTTTGACCGGCGCGGCGATGGTATTATCACGCATCAACGGTATATGCGTTGCTGCTCTGATACCTTTGCCAAGACCCTGGCAGAGCGCCTGGGACGCACGGAGCAGCACTTGCAGAAGGGGGTGTATACTGACTCTGCTGAGTTCGTTGGTGTTATCCCTGAGTGCACCAACGTCGGCGTAGGGTATATGCACGAGCACACCCCGGATGAGGTGCTGGACCTGAACATCCTGGGGCAAGTGCTTGAGCGGGTACTGCAAGATGGTACGTTCTCGCGCCTTCCTATTGAGCGGGACCCGAAGGTAGTAGGGCCAGACCAATGGCTCTCTGCATCAACGGTCAGTTTACGGCAGCCGTGGGACATGCCGCCGGACGAGGACCCGCAATTGCTGGCCGCGTTCCGGGAAGTGTCACAGCTATCTAAACATCAACTGGTTAGCTGGGTGCAGGAGAATCCAGCGAAGGCGGCGGAGTACATAATGGTGTTCTCCGATTACGGCTTTCGTGATGAGCTGATTGAACTAGGCACCCGAGTAGTAGAAGACTGGGGCGGATACGATAATATTGTGGAGGGTTGATTATGTCGATGTTTAAAGTCGGTGATAAGGTTATTCGCAAACCACGCATAGACAACCGGATATTCGAACGGCATCAAGGGGTTTTTGATTACTATACAATCACGGGTGCAAGTACAGGCGGGCACTGGTTGCAGCTAGACAACTTTACCGACGGCGGAAGGGACTACTATCCTTGGTACGCAATCAACTTCGAGCTGTACCAAGAACCGGGGGACGAGCTGCCGCCGGTTCCGGCCAGTGTAACCTACATGAACTCCAAGCGCGGCCCCGGAAATGACCAGCGCCTAGTTCTTGAGAAGGATAACGGGGGCAGAGAAGGTTTAATGTATATAGGGGTAATTCCTAAGAAGGGAAGCACTCGGGCAAAGGTTGAGATTGGGATTAACATCGACCCTGATTCAGCCCTACAGTTGGCACATGACATTCGCCGAATGGCTATGTCGGTTAAGCGCGGGCAGAAGTAATGGACGAGCCGTGGCTTAGAGCCTGCAAACGCTTAGCTATAGGGCAATCCAGTAGATTCAGATGCTGCGGAAAGACGCCCGCAGCAGTAATCTACAATAAACCTGATGCTTGGAGTATGTATTGCTTTAGGTGTCACAAGACTGTTAATGAGCACAAGCAGTACCAGCGCATACAGTTACAGGAAGAGCCGAGGGTGCAGCCCTCTGCACCTGCAGATGCAATTTGCATTAGCCAAGCGCCTGCGGAAACGCAGAGTTTTATTTACGGATTCCTGACCACAAAGGGAATCATGCCCGAAATGGTGGAGGATGCAGAATGGAGCAAAGAGAAACAGCGGATAATCTTCCGTGTCGGAAGCGCTGCTCTGGGCCGTGCAGTGCATGCTCGGCAGCAACCGAAGTGGGTAATGTACGGCAAACCAATAGCTTTCGCTGTCGCGGTACCTGCCGTAGCACCGGCTGTAGCTGCGGCCGCACCTCTAAAGGCCGTGCTCACCGAGGACTTTCTCTCAGCGAGGAAGATACAGCACGCAGTTACGAGCTACAGTGCGTTGAACGTGCAGGCTATAGCTATGCTGGGTACACGCTTGCCCACGCCGCTGAGGGCCTGGCTGATTCAGAATCGCCCAGAAGTGATTCTGATGCTGGACAATGACCCGGCGGGACACGCTGGGGTAGCGGCGGCGCGTCGGGCATTGCGCCCGTTCATGCGGTGCCGGGAACACTACTTCGCCGCGGACCCGAAGGACGCAACAATCAAAGAGATTCTGGAGGCTCTAATTGGACCTGATAGTTGTGCGTGCGATGTGCACGCAGAAGGTATGGAACCGCCTGCGAGAGCAGATTCCTAAGTCGATGCTTGCTCCGGATACTTCGAACCTTCTGGACTGGGTGGGGCTGTACTGGAACACGTACCCGGAGCACCAGGAGGTGCAGTGGGATGCGATGCAGAGCATGCTCAACCTCCGGGCGGGGCACTTATCCCGGGAAGAACGGGTAATCATGGACGAGCTTATGCGAGGAGTACAAGCCGTACCGCAGGATTCTGTGGTAGGGATTGTTCAGACCCTGAACGAGCTGGCCTACAGCGGGGAGGTAGCAGCGCTGACGCAACGCTACCAAGACGGAGAGGAGATTGATTACCTACTGGAGATGAAGCACCTACAGCGCAAGTACGGTGACGGCGCTGCGGTACACGAGTCGCTGCTTGAATGGGAGAGCGGAAGTGTTGACGAAATACTTGCCGCGACCGACGAGAGCGGCGGTCTTAAACTGGGCGTGTTCGAGCAACTCGCTAGCAACATCCGAGGTCTACGTGGCGGGGACTGCATCGCAGTGGCTGCTCCTGTGGACTCTGGTAAAACTAGTCTGCTTGCGGCTATTGCTGTGGATTTTGCTGAGCAGATGCAGCAGCAGCCGGAAGTGTATGGGGACCGCCCGATTCTCTGGCTGGTTAACGAGGGCCCAGCGACGCGCACAGTGCCGCGGGTATATCAAGCGGCGCTGCACTGGACTCTGGCTGAGATTAAGGACCGGCACAGTAAGCAAGAGTTCGTGCCAGCCTACCTCAAGAAAGTAGGCAGGGCTGACCGGATTCGTGTTAAGGCTGCGCACTCCTTGACGATGGCGCAGATATCCACGCTCATGGAGGAGATGCGCCCTGCGGTAATCATCATCGACATGGTGGCGAACATCCGTGGCGGCACTATGGAGACCGAGCACCAGAACCTAGAAGCACGTTGGCAGGAGCTGCGTATCCTTGGGTGCGAGAACGATTGCGCTATTGTAGGGACTATGCAGCTTTCACTCGAAGGTTACAACATGCTGTTCCCGCCGCTCACCGCTATGAAGCAGAGCAAGATTGGTGTACAGGGCGCCTTGGACTTGGCGATTATGATGGGATGCTTGGACAGAAACGAGCAGCCGCACATGCAAAACGTCCGCGGTATCAGTACTCCGAAGAACAAGATGGCACTATCTGGTAAAGAATCGCTCCTGCAATTCGAGGTGGGATTCGAGCCGGGACGGTGCCGCTTCGACGAAGGCCAGATTAACCGGTGACTTCCCTAGCGCCTTCTACGAGGGCGCTATGTAGGTACACAGGAGGAGATTATGCTTAAACCGTCAGACATTAACTATCTCGATGATGAGGTAATCAAGGCGTACGCTGCGTCTGCAGGTACTTTCCGTAAGAGGTTCACGCTGGACAGCAGCCAGCTGATTGTGCATCTGGCTATCAGCAAGGCTCGGAGGGCTGAGTGGAAATGAGTGAGTGTGTAGACCACGGTAAACGTAGACACGCAGCAGGTTATGCCTACGTAAGACACAGCGGTAAGCGTGTACGACTACACCGTCTAATTTATTGCCAAAAAGCAGGTGTTGCTTTAGAAGATATAGACGGTTTAGTTGTACGACATACTTGCGATAATGCATGGTGCATCAACCCAGAACACCTTATCATAGGCACGCAGGCGGACAATATACGGGACGCTGTAGAGCGCGGACGCAATGCTAAAGGTTCCAGTAACGGGCAATCCAAACTAACGCCAGAAGCGGTGATGTATTGCAGGGAGCACTACGTAGCCTACCATCCAGAATTCGGCGGGGCTGCGCTGGCTAGAAGGTTCGGCGTAGGTTGTTCGGTTGTGCACGACGCTATAAAAGGAAAGACTTGGAGGGGTGTGTGAGCAGTATTCTATTTACAGATTATGAAACGGAGAACCACCAGTACTACGGGGGCGTTGCATCTCCATATTGCCCGGATAACTATATAGTCGAGAGCGGTTGGCGAATAGACCGCACAAATCCGGATGGCTCTGTTGACGTAGGTACAGTGCAGAGCGTACGTTACGCTAACAAGGAGGAGTTTAAAGCGGCGCCGGTTAGCGAGTGGTTCCCCATTCAAGAGGACACTTGGTTAATCGTAGCCCACAACCTGGCCTATGAGTGCTCTTGGTGGTTGACCTATGCACGCAAAGAGTTCGAGGCATTTTTAAAGCGCGGGGGTCGTGTATTCTGCACAATGCACGGGCACTACATTGCGTCAGACTTTCAGGACATGTACCCATCGCTCGACGAGACCGCACCTAAATACGGAGGCACCCACAAGGTTGACGGGGTTAAGTTACTGTGGGAACAAGGTGTACGCACATCTGAAATCGACCCCATACTTTTACATGAATATCTTGTAGGGCCGAGCGGCGACATTGTGAATACCGCGGTCTGTTTCTACGGGGAATGCGCTGTATTCACAGAGCGCAACCAAATGCAGTATGTGTGGGAACGTCAAGATGCGCTACTAGCCTGGAGCTATTGCGAATTTTTTGGCCTGTTCGTGAACATGCCGATTGCTCGCAAGAACCAAGAGGAGCAGGAGCAGCGCATCCGCGAGATTAAGCAGGAGCTGCAGCAGTACATCCCGAAGGACTTGCCGGATACTCTGGATTTCAACTTCGGCTCGGACTTTCATATGTCAGCACTGGTGTACGGCGGGCCTATCAAGTACCGCAAGAAGGTGCCATACGACCCTCCGCAGTACGTCAAGGCAGACTACTACAAGTACGAGGACTCAGAGGGTGCGCACACCTATATACCTGTACACGACACGCACATGCAAGAACTTCAAACGGAAGGCGGATGGTGGCGTGTAGTGACGTATCGTGCGGGTAAGAACAAGGGGATGCCTAAAGTATTCCGCCTTGATACCGAGGAGGAGAAACTTAAGTGGGAGGATGACCTTTACTTCTGTCCGGGCCTAGTGAACATCCAGGAGCTTCCGGAAGTTATCCGGGAGAAGTACGCAGAGCGCGGGGAGTTCCGACAGGCGCGCACCCTGCAGGATGGCACGCCAGTATACAGCACCAGCACTGATGCAATGGAGGCACTGGCTCGACAAGGTTTCGAGTTCTGTAAGTTGGTGAACGAGCTGGCGGCGCTGGAGAAGGATACCGGCACTTACTATTTGCGAGAGGTCCTGGACGCAGAAGGTAAGGTCAAAGAGCGGAAGGGGATGCTGCAGTATGTAATCCCGGAGCGTCCCGATGGTTCCGGCATCATTCACCACCGCCTTAATACCTGTGCCACCGTAACCGGGCGACTATCAGCATCGTCACCGAATCTGCAGAACCTGCCTAGGGATGGAACTAGTGCAGTAAAGCAAATGTTCACGTCCAGATTCGGAGAGAGCGGACGCATCACTGAGGTTGACTACTCAGCACTGGAAGTAGTTATGTCTTGTGTGCACACGGGGGACCGTAAACTTCTGGGGCTGCTGCAGGCAGGTACGGATATGCACTGTTATCGCCTAGCTTTCCGCGAGGAACTGCCGTATGAAGAAGTATATGAACGTTGCCACAACAAGAAGCACGAGCTGCATCCGCTTTGGAAGGCAATGCGTACAGGTATTAAGGCTCCTAGCTTCGCTTGATTTAGGCGAAGTAAAACTATGTGAATTCGGGGAAACTCTAGAACAGACAATCCCGAGCGAAGCCTCATTTGAGGAACGTGTAACGACTATCCGAAAGGAGTAGGGCCAAGCGGTCCGAAGCGCATAGCCCCTGGTAACAGGGTGATGATATAGTCTGTTCTGCATGGGGACATGCAGCAGTTCATAAGAGAACGGGCGGGGCTTAGCGACCCTCGTCGAACACCAAGGCACAATATGGCGCTACGGCTAAGGGGATTGCGTTTGCTACTGGATGTACGGTGGAATTTGCACAGGCTTTCTTGGATAACGAGGCGAAGCTGTTCCCGCAAACAATTGGCTTCCGCGCTGTTGTCAAGGAAGAGGTAGAACGTACCGGTGCAGAGGGGCGCATGTACCGGGAGCAGGCCGACGACGGCAGCTACCGAATCTACCGCATCGGGACGTGGACCAGCCCTGCTGGTGCTCGCTATAGCTTCCGCCAGAAGGAGCAGTGGAAGGAAGTTGTGCCCGGGCAGCGCAAGCAGAAGGTAATGGACTACAAGGAAACCGAGATGGCAAATTTCTGGTGCCAAGGAGAAGCCTTCTTCTTAATGTGTGTAGCAGCCGGTATGGTTCTGCGTGCATTTTTGGCGCGGGACTGGTTCGACAACCAGGTGTGCCTGATTACGAACGTGCACGATGCGCTCTATACCGATTCTGCTAATGAGGAAATTGCCGTGCTGGCTGGGAACCTGGTTAAGCAGTGCATGGAAGATGCACCTAAGCGCATACACCAGCTATGGCCAAACTACGGAATAATTGGCGAGGTGCCATTCCCAGCTGAGTGTGAGCACGGGGCTAGTATGTACGCCAAGGAGCATACACCTACAGTGGAGGAATATTATGCCGGATTGGCATGAGTGGTTCCGCTACGACGCCGAGTCTGGGGCGTTGTATTGGAACAAATGCACCAGTGCTACTGGCACCGGACCCAACCAACCGGGAAAACTGGCAGGCTGCCGGAAGCACCATTACGGCTATCCGATAGTGAACTTGATGGGGCGTACGTACCTGCAACACCGGATAGTGTGGGAGATGCACTACGGAGACATTCCGGAGGGGTATACAGTAGACCATATTAATAGAGTAAGAAGCGACAACCGGCTGAGCAATCTTCGCTTAGCCACACTGAGCGAGCAGGCACTGAACAAGCAGCACCCACAGCGGTGCAGTAAAACTGGTCGTTGGAAGGAGAAGGTAGCATGAGTATAAAGTCTGGCAGTGTTGTGGAATTGATGGACCTGGGACCTGAGCCGATAGACCCGCAGTATGCAGCATACTTCACCCCGGGCACAAGACACACGGTTTGGTTCTTCGATCCTGTTACTGGGGAGATAGAACTAAGTTACCCTGGACTGGTGGTAAGTAAACCTGGGGATGGCATTACTTTCTTCCCCGGGGAGTACAAACTTATCGAAGAGTAGTGATAGGTGGACCCTTGGGTGGTGTAGGGTGTTAGGGTAGCATATAAATGGGCTTAAGGTCAACTAAATAATTAAATAAAATTATTTGTTGACTCTGGCTTGATTCTGTGATTCGCAGAGAATTAATGTGATACGAGTAGGAATAACACAAGAGAGGCAACCTTGGCTAGAATTAGTTTAATCAAACTGTGGACCAAAGAAGAGCACCAACAAATTCTTGGCAGTTTCCTCAATAACACTGATGCAGCCATTGCGTACAATAACAAATTTCGCAAGGGGGACGTAATAGTGTCTCGTCAGCTTGTGCGTTACTGGCGCAGCATCTTCATGGATAACAACGGCAACAAGTCAAAGGCTAATAATGCTTTGATGCAAGCCCGAAAACTAATCCAACCCTCCCCAACGGATGATATTGGGGATACGTTTGTACCTGAAACCTGTCGACGTGTGCTTGTTATCGGGGACCTGCACGAACCGTACACACATCCGGACGCGTACGACTTTCTCCGCACTGTACGGGACGAGTACTGCCCGGACATTGTAGTGCAGATAGGGGATGAGACAGACGGGCACGCTATTAGCTTTCACGATAGCAGTCCGGAGTTGGACAGCGCTGGGGTGGAATTAGAGAAGGCCAAGCTCGGCCTGGAGAAACTGCACGACCTGTTTCCTAACATGCTCCTGTGTGATTCTAATCACGGCTCCCTTGTATACCGCCGGGCCAAGGCTCACGGACTCCCTGTACAGTTCATTAAGAAGTACCGGGACATCCTGTTCCCGGAGCACGGGGCACCGGGGTGGAGTTGGGGTGATGCTTGGGATTTGAATACTCCACTGGGTATTGTGCGATTCCAGCACCAGGTATCTGGGGACCTGCTGCTCAACGCGGCTCATGAACGTAAGTCCATGGTGATCGGACACTTCCATGGGAAGTTAGATATACAGTATGCGGCGAGCAGCACTGCCCTGTACTTTGGTGCGCACTGCGGTTGTTTAATCGACAATAAGAGTCTGGCGTTTGCTTACGGAAAGCTGTCAAGAAGCAAGCCGATTCTGGGGTGCATGGTGATTACAGATGGGTGCCCACAAATCATCCCCATGCTACTTGACGATTCCGGAAGATGGACTGGTCGCAGCTAGTGAGCCCTGCATCTGCACGTAAATATCATTTGAACTAAACGAGGACGTAATTATATGGCTATGAATGTACTGGCTTCTCTGAATGCACTGGTAGACGCGGCAATTGAGTCTCAGGACGTGGACATGCGTGAGACTGCACAGGGTGGTGCGTACGAAGACGTACTGCTGCCGAAGGGCGAATACTACGGCTATTTTACCGAGTACGTGGAAATCGGTAAGCGCCTGCCGACCAAGGGTGGCAAGCCGACCGGTAAGCCCGCAGTAGCTAACGTACGCATCGGCATTGTAGTGTTCGGCCCTAACGGCGAAGTGAAGCGTATCCGCCCGTTCCCGATGGCTATCAGTAACTTTGAGCGCGCAGGCTTCAAGAAGTTCTTCGACAAGCTCAACTACGACAATAGCATTAAGCATGCAGCACAGCGTCTGGGCCAAGCCTTCACCTTCCCGATTGATGAGCACACCAGCGCTGCGGGTAAGAAGTCCAACATCGTGGACCTGTCCGGTATCCGTCCAATCCCTAAGTTCGACCCGAACACTGGTGAGCCTATCAAGATGCCGGCTCTGGATGCTTCCGAGATTAAGCTGTTCCTGTGGAACAACCCGACCAAGGAAACCTGGGATAGCTTATATATTGAGGGGACCAAGGACGACGGTAAGAGCAAGAACTGGATTCAGGAAGATATGTATAAGGCCGCGGACTTCCCAGGCAGTGCTCTGGATATTCTACTGAACGCTGGCTCTGTTCCGAGTCCGGCAGCCATGCAGGCACCTGCTGCTCCTTCTGCACCGGCGGCTCCCGCTGCACCGCAAGCACCGGCAGCCCCAGCTGCTCCAGTGGCTCCAGTGGCTCCTGCGGCCCCTGTAGCCCCTGTGGCGCCAGTAGCGCCCGCTGCGCCCCAAGCCTAATCAACCCTAACCTAAACTAATATGGCCCCGCCAGGGGCCTTAGAGGAAGCCTATGAACATCATTACGTGGGTCAAAGAGCAATATGCTGTGTTTCTGCTTCTGCATGCACAGCGCTTGCAGAAACGAGCAGACGACTGGCGCTGGGCGGCTAACTCACACGCACACAGGGCAAGCCTTCTGGGTCCCGAGATTAGTGCGCAGCGTTATCACTTGAATCGCCAGTGCGCCAAGTCCCGACGCCGCGCATACGCCCTGGGTGCAGAGGCTACGGCCACTGAGACCAAAGCCCACAATTTCATTTCAAAACACAAACTGAAAGGGTTCGAATAATGGACAAAGTACTAGACGCATACAAGAAACTGGTTCTGGCTGTAGGTTACGTGAACTGTAGTGCCGTTCAGGGTTTCGACAACGGCGACCAGCTAGGCGCCGTATACGACGCTCTAGACAAATTGGCGGCCTTGTATGGCATGGACCTGGAGCTGGCCGCTACCGCCTTCAAAGAGCACAACGACCTGGCGGCACATGCCGATAAGTTACGGGGTGACGACCTAGTGCTTATCCGCATTGTAGGTACCCTAAGTATTGGCCTGGCGGAGATTGGCTCCTGCATCTACGACGTAGACCAGGGCCTGCGCACCCCGGAAGTAATCGGGGACATGCTTGGCACCGTGCTGGTGCTGTCTGAGTTGGAGGCTTGAGTGTGCTGCACGTATCTCGCGCAATTTTTATAGCGTTAATGTTTCCCCTGCTTCCACTGGCGGGGCTGTGCTACCTTGGCGATAAGCTGAGTAAGGCAAAGTGGGCAGAACGTTGGGCTGAGTGGGCTGATAAGAAGGCCCGCGACATTACGGGGGTCTGATGATTATCAACGGGGTTGACTTGTCCCAGCTTAGCGAGCAGTTGGCTCCGCAGAACTCTGGGAAGATTCTGCTGTATGATTCGGATTTCGCCGTTTACAAAGCCGCCGCTACAGTAAAACGTCTAGATACAGCGATACGCCGCTTCTATCAGCTGGTGCTTGAGGACATGTTCCTGGTAGGTTGCTCAGAAGCAGTGGCGTATCTGACGCCAGCAGGATGTGCTAAGTGCCTGCGCTGGCACCTGCCAACGGCTAAGCCATACCAGGGACAGCGCGCTAACCGCCAGGAGCTACCACTTAAAGCGCCGTTGAAGCGGCACCTGATTGAGAATCCAGACCAGTATTCTGAGCAGGGTATACAGATAGTCAGCAGTGACTACTTCGAGGCCGATGACCTGTTCATAATGGATTCGTACAGCTTCGGGGACCGGGGAATCCTTATGTCCCAGGACAAGGACTCCTGGCTCAGCCCTATGGCCCGATTCGATATCCCTACCGGAACCGTGTGGCCTGCCTTGGATAACCCATTCGGCTGGATTAAGTGGGATGATACCCAGGCTATGCCGGTACGAGCGCATGGCACTAAGTTCTTCTGGTGGCAAATGCTAGCAGGAGATGACGCAGATAACGTCAAAGGCATCACATTGCTTGATGGGAAGCTCTGTGGGAAGCGAACGGCCTTTGATGCTATCTACCCCATTACCTCGGAGCAGGACGCCGCAGAATTCGTTGTAGCGGCCTATGCTCGAAACAACCAAGACGTACTCGCAGAGGCGCAGTGTTTGTGGTTAAGGAGAAGCACAGATGATTGCGCCTACAAGTACCTAATGGAATGTCTAACAACCCCCAGCTTAAGGGATTGGGTCCACTATCTTCATCAATATCACGAGGAGCATATAAAATGGGTACAAGAGAACCCAGACTCCTAGGCCTGGAATACAACCCGGAAACGGGGCACATCACCCGCACTGTCCGTGCAAATAACAGGTGGCCTCCTGGTAGACCTCTGGGCAGCATACGCAAGGACGGCTATAGGCAAATACGTATTAACGGGAAGCACGAGCTGGCCCACTTAGTAGCCTGGGAGTTGTACTACGGGGTTAAGCCGGATGGACCATTAGACCACATAAACAACAGACGAGATGATAATCGGATATGTAATCTTAGACAGTCTACCTACGTTTTAAATTCGGCCAACTCTAAGAGGTGGGCCGGAAAAGAACTACCCAAAGGAGTGCGCAAGACCGCGGCTGGAAACTATGAAGCCAGGTTGAGGGGCAAGTCCCTGGGTACGTACAGCAGCGCCGAAGCAGCTCACGCAGCCTATCGGAGGGCTGCGGATATTCAATTTGGAGAGTTTGCTAATTATGGCGAAGATGACTGCAAAGGAAATGAGCCTGCGGGCGATTGAGTTATACTACGAGGGGAAACATGATGAACTTGAAACTATTCTGGATGCGCTGCGTGAACGAGCACCCAAAACACATCGAAGAACGGTTGAGCATTTGGATTCTATCATTCACGACAATGCTATGCTGGATGTAATTGGGGAGATTCAGGTATGGTAGCACGCCGTATAACGCGGGGCCAGGTCCGGGCAGTATCCTTGAAGATACTGAAAGAGCAGGGCGGGTTGTGCGCCCTAACCAAGCGCCCTATAGACCCCACAGCCACCAGGGGAAGTGCCAGCAGCATGGTGCTCGACCATGACCACCTAACAGGGCATATCCGCGGTGTGCTGTCACGTGGCGCGAACGGCGCAGAGGGTAAAGTGTATAATGCCGTAGCCAGGTGGGCTGGTTACGGTATGCAGGACAAGGAGGGGATACTGCAGTTCTTGGAGAACATGGTGGCGTACCTCCGTAAAGAGCCGTACGATTTGCTTTATTACACGCACCGCAGTCCGGAAGAATTGGCGCAGGCACAGAAGCTCAAGGCCCGCAAGGCCCGGGCACGACGCAAAGCACGGGAGACTATTAAATGAGTGACGCAGTAAATTCCCCTCAGCACTATGCAGGCGGTGGTGTAGAGTGCATTGACGCAATAAAAGCTAGTATGTCATCGGAAGCATTCAAGGGGTACCTAAAGGGGAACGTCCAAAAATACTTGTGGCGTTACGAGAAAAAGGTTGCCCCATTGGAGGATTTACATAAAGCACAAGTTTACTTAGGGTGGTTAATTGAAGCGAATAAATCCTAAAACGGGACTGTCGTTTAAGCGCGGAGATTAGGGAGTGTGATGTGCTCTGTGCCAACTGTCACAGAATTAAAACTTATGAGGAGCAGGAGTGGGGAGCCCTAGCGCATGGTGCCACAGGATGTGGCAGAAAGCAGTAGAGTGCGGCGACGAACGCGCCGCTAAAGACTACCTGGAGATGTACAATCTCTGGATTAGCAGGAACCTATAAGAGCATAACCGGGGAGATTAAGCGTCTATGATTCACGCACTGAATACGGTTGTAGTACCAGAGGAAGCACTGGTGAAACGCCAGCTGGAGCTTGAAGAGGCCTATAAGATTCGCGGAATCGAGCGGGCACGTAAGCTGATTACGGACGCATTGCAGAACGGTGGGATTATGAACCTGCCGATGACGCAGCGTATGCTCACCTCGGCATATGAGGTGGCTGCTGCCGCTATCGATGAGATGCGAAATGTCAAAGCCCCGGGCATTGGTGGGAAGTACCGCCGGTTCTTGCGCTTAGTCCCCTTGGATGTCCTGACCACCCTGAGCCTGTGCACAATGTTTGAGGCATTCAGCGTCGCCCCCGGCGAGTCCGCTAGTCGCCGCCAGACTGCACAGGCGGTAATGTCCGCACTGGGCCGGAACGTACAATCGGAGCTGCTGGCACTGCAGTTACGCAACGTAGCCCCGGCGTACATGGACCGTGTATACGAGTACCTCACAGAGCGTCGTACGAAGTCCCCTACGCACATCCTGCGTACGCTCCGTGCCAGTGCCGAGAACGTGCACTATGGGCACGAGCCGTGGACTAACGCCCAGAACATCTCCGTAGGGCGTCTGCTGTGTGCAGCAGTGTTCGAGACGGGTCTGTTCCAGTGGAAGAACTGTAGCGGTAATCTGAGCATGCTATACCCCGCAGACAACGTTATGGAAGCATTCCAGCAGTTAGTGGAATCTGCCGACACTGTGACGATGAAGCCGCCTATGCTGGTACCGCCGGTGCGGCACACTACTCTGTGGGATGGTGGGTACCTTACCCCTATCGACAATCGCGGTACCTATCATAATTCTCACATTGACCGCGCGCGTCTCCGCGAAGTAGCGGAAGCATTTAAGTCCGCGGACGGAATCAAGAAGGCGCTTAATAAGGCACAGGAAACCCCATACCGCATTAATAAGCGCATACTGGAACTGGTGCAAGAAGCACGGGCCCTGGGTGTTGGGATAGGTATGCCTCGCTCAGTACCAGAGCCGAAACCGGAGTGGTATCTGGACGGGGTTCCGAAAGAGAACTACACCGAGGAAGAGCTTGACCGATTCGGTGAGTGGAAGACGCGCATGTCTCTATGGTATAGCGCTGACCGTAAGCGTGTATCGCAACTACGCAGCCTTCTGACTACGTTGGAAATGGCGGAGGAATTCAAAGATGAGAAAGCCTTGTACTTCCCGACTTGTGTGGACTGGCGTTACCGCCTGTACTTCAAGTCCTCGCTGCACCCCCAAGGTTCGGATTTGCAGAAAGCCCTTCTTGAGTTTGGCAGAGGAAAACCCCTGGGTGAGCGGGGACTATTCTGGCTCAAGGTACACGTCGCCACATGCTTTGGTTATGACAAAACCTTATTCGAAGACCGCGCAGCTTGGGTTGATGCGAACTTTGCAGCGCTCGGAGAGCTTGTGGTTTCACCGTTTGATTGCCCTGCTTTTGCCGAGGCAGACAGTCCCTGGTGTTTTCTGGCGGCCGCTATCGACCTGGTTAATGCTGTGCGTTCTGGATGCCCAGAAGAGTATATTAGCCGAATCCCAGTGGCTATGGACGCTACAAACTCAGGTGGACAACATCTCTCAGCGCTCCTGAGAGACCCTGTGGGCGGACGCTTGACGAACCTGTACTGGGAGGGTAACGACAAGAAAGCGGACCTGTACATGGATGTGAAGCGCCGTACGGACGAGAAGGTGATACTGGACCTGGACAAGGAGGATTTCGTTATCCAGAGCACATACTGGAGAGAGAACGAAATCACCCGCAGCATGACCAAACGCCCCAGTATGACTTACTTCTACAGCGCTACGGTGCGTAGCTGTAGTGATTATATCTTTGCAGGTGCCTGTGAAGAGGGGTACGAAGGAACGGATACACATAGTCTATGGAACCTATCCTGCTACCTGGCACCTAGAATGCGTAGCGCCATTGAGGAGGCTAACCCGGCAGCTGCAGCAGCTATGGGGTATCTGCAGAACCTCGCTAGACGCGTACCGGCAAGTCAGCATCTGCAGTGGAAGACACCACTGGGTGGGCTTGTAATGAACCGCTACACACAGCGTGAAGAAGTGCGAGTACGCATTGACTGTATGAACCTCACGATCATGCGTGTGCATAATCGGGATTTCAAGACCTGCAACAAGCGTAAGGCAGCCTCCGGGATTGCCCCAAACTTTGTGCATAGCCTGGATAGTACGCACTTGATGATGGTGCTCTGCGCTGCGGAAGGGTTGGATATTGTACCTATTCACGACTCGCTGGCCACTCACGCAGCCGACGTTGATGCTATGCACAGACACATCCGTGAACAGTTTGTGCGTCTCTACGAAGAGCATGACCTTCTTGGGGATATCACTCGCGCGGCGGCAGCAGCTGGGGCGGACTTGACGGATTTGGACATGCCTGGGGTAGGTACCCTGGACATCCGGCAAGTGCTAGAATCTCCTTTCTTCTTTTCATAAAATTTAATGTTACCGGAGTAGGAATGAAGTTAAAACACACTAGTAAAACTTCCGATTACACTCTCAAGGTTCTGTATAAGTCTGACGACATTACAGACGCAGTGAAGCAACTGCACGAACTGGGTCACGGCATTAGTCGGGGCCTAGCTCCAGAGCAGCACTACTGGAGAGTACTGGGCAGCGTACTGGGTAAACAGTATATACTAGGAGTCTACGACTCCCAAGGTGGCTTAATCGGCGCTGTCAGCTACTATCCAGAAGCTGTAGAGGACTGTCATTATGTAGAGCCTGTGCTGTATACAGACTTCTTCGTATTGAAACCGGACAACGGCTCGGCAGTGTCTGTGATTATGCAGGGCCTGCACGCAATAGCCAAGTGCATGCGCGCTGGGCGTATCGCCATTAGCCGGAGCACGTCGGATAACACGTACAAGACAACTTATCATTTAGTGAGGTCAGAATGAGTGGTGGTTTAGGTAAACTGTTAGGCAAGGCCACGGATATGCTCGGCCTTACGGACAACGCAGGATTAGAGGCGCAGCAGCGGCGGGCAGAACAAGCTGCGGCTGCACAGAAACAGCAGGCTGCCTTAGAGGCTAATAGCGCCGCAGATAATATTGCCGAGATTGACCCTGCAGGGGCTGCCTCTGCATCTGCAGATGCAATTACGTCTGAGCAGAAGAAACGGCGACAAGCAGGGCAGAGCAATCCTCTGGGCCTGTAAGGGGGTAGCTTGGAACAAAAAGCAACATTAGCAGAACTCTTTAAGAAGGACCAGGACGCAGGTGTCTTGGATGCCTCCGAGAAGTTCGCGCAGTGGACGCTAAGCACTATCTTTACCCGGGACGATTCCCTGGACGGTAGGCGCAGACCGCTGGAGCGGGACTACCAGAGCACCGGCGCGCAGTTGGTCAACACTGCAGCCACTAAGATTGTAGGAGCACTGTTCCCGCAGGGTACTAGCTTCTTCCGGTTCTCCAAGAGTTCGGACCTGGACGAGTTCATTAGTTCGCTGGGCAGTGCCGCTACAGCAGCATCTAAGCTGGCCGAGGTCGAGAACACAGCGTCACAGAAAGTATTTGAGAAAGACGGTTATGCTGCGAAGTTGCAAGCTGTGAAGCTGCTGCTGGTTACAGGTAACGCGTTGGAGTATATTGATGAGCGGACAGGTAAATCCATCGTCTACTCAGTCCGTAACTTTACCGTTCGAAGGGATGGCAGTGGGAACGTCCTGCGACTCATTATCAGAGAGCGCGCAAGCGTCCAGGACCTGCCAGAGAGTTTCCGCGGCACCTTCTACCGTGACAAAGACCCATACGGCGACGTTGATATCTACACTGCCGCTTGTCGCAAAGTTAAGCGGACAGAGGACGGTGCAGAGGTAGTAAGCTACGAGGTGTACCAAGAAGCAGACGGACACCGTATTGGGGAAAGCAGCACCTATCCGGAGCTGGAGCTTCCTTACAACGTGCTGGTGTGGAACCTTGTTAGTGGTGAGCACTACGGGCGCGGCTTGGTAGAGGACTACGCCGGGGACTTCGCTAGATTATCCGTACTGTCGGAAGCGTTAACTAACTACGAGGTTGAGTCTGCGAGGTTAATCCCGCTGATTGACGCAAGCTCCGGGTTAGACGTGGACGAGTTCGCAACGTCTGAGACTGGTGAGGCTGTGCAGGTGGGCGGCGGCGGTTCCAACGGGAACAGCAAATCCCCCGTCACTGCTTACGAGGGCGGCTCTGCCCAGAAGATTCAGTGGATTGCCAGCAACATTCAGATGCTCGAACAGAAACTGTCTCGTGCGTTTATGTACACCGGTAACTCGCGGCAAGGTGAGCGTGTCACGGCTTACGAGATTCGCCAGAATGCCAAAGAGGCGGAAGCCGCTATGGGCGGTGGGTTCAGTATCCTGAGCGACACCTGGCTGCGCAAGCTGGCGTACCTGTACACTGCACTGGTGTATCCTCGCTTTAAGCTGTATCTCAGCGAAGGCGTAGTGAGCATCAACGTTACGGTTGGCACCTCTGCACTGGCTAAAGCTGCGGCGGCTGATAAGCTGTTAGAGGCGGCACAGTCCATGCAGCTGGCTATCCCGGTGCTTGAGCAGATTACTCCGCGCTTCAACAAAGATGCGTGCGTAGACTGGTACTTCGACGCCTACGGTATCGTCAGCGAGCCGTTCATGTACACCGAAGAGCAACTGCGGCAGAAGCAACAGGTTCAAGATGCGTCTGCCGATGTATCCGCCGGTGCGGCGCAGGACCGACTCCAGGGCTTGACAGCAGCGGACCCGACAGTAGCAGGTAAGCAGCTGGGCTTATTACCAAGTTAACAACAGAGGTATAGATGGATAACGTAGAAAACGGTCAGAACGTAGAAACTACACAGGTAGAGAACCAAGGCGGCCCTAAGATTCCGGGCCTAGGTGCTCCCCTTAGCGCCCCGAACAATCAAGGCGTGCAGGATGCACAGACCCCTACCCAGCAGCAACAGGGCAAAGATTCCCCTGACCCTGCTAAGATTCCTCTGGATATCGAAGCCCTAAAAGCGGCCCTGGATAAGGGTGGCGATAGCGCTAAAGAGCAGCCCCAGGAGCTAGCTAAGACAGGCAACCCGACGATTGACGCCGGTGTAGCTATGTTGCAGAAAGTCTCTGGGTTAACTGACTCTGATATGGTGCGGGCACTTGGCAAGGCCCTGGAGTATCAGGACCCTAACCTAATCGATACGGCCTTCATTAAGGAACGTTTCGGCGAGCACGCTGCGTATGCAGAGCTGTTGGCTAAGGCGTACCTGGAAGACCAGGTTGGTCAAGCCACCAAGGCAGTACGGGAAGCTTACGATGTTGTTGGTGGGAAGGAGAATTGGGAGGTAGCAGCGCAGCTGTTTAATTCCAAGGCCCCTGAACCTCTGCGTAACGCAGCTCGTGTACTTGCTAACTCCGGTGAGCTCAAGCAGGCTGCTGAGTTGGTAGCAAGCTTCTGCCGGGATATGGGTCTTATCAAGACACAGAACCCAGTGGTACGAGGCGTAGCCAGCAACAATGCACTATCTGCTGCGGAATTCCGCGCAGAATATACTAAACTCCGTCAGGAAGCGGGCAACCGTAGCTTGGAATCCCAGCAGTTCAGTCAACGTTATCACGATTTACTCGCACGCCGTGAAGCCGGTAAACGCGTAGGTCTTTAATTTTATTTAACTACGGAGGTCAACCTCTTGAAAGAACTTGCAGCACGCTATACTTACACGTCCGATGGTCGCCTGATTAGCAAGGTTACTGGGAATTACGGGGATGCCTACATAAACAACTGGGGTTATCGCCGAGTTACTTGGGACCGTGGGAAGCTTGGGCGAGTACGCGAGTATGCCCACCGTTTGGTGTGGTTTATACATCATGGGGATATACCGGAAGGGCTCATGGTAGATCACATCAACCTAGACAGATGTGATAATCGCATTGAGAATCTAAGGCTAGTGGACAAATCTGGAAATGCTCAAAACTCTAAGTGGAAGGGGTACTTCTGGGCTAAGCGGGAGGGGAAGTGGCGTGCAGCTATTCAGTTAAATGGGAAAACCAAACACCTCGGGTATTTCGACTGCGAGCAAGCCGCACGGGATGCCTATCTAGCAGCAAAATCTGAGATGCACGAGTATGCATCTATTCATGTACTTAAATAAAGGAAGTTAAAATATGGCTGATACCATTTACAAGGCAGGGGATACAAGACCACACTGGGCAGGAGCGGCGTCCGACGTCGATATTCACCTGGAAGTGTACCAGAACGAAGTGGACACCCGCTTCCAGTACCAGGCGCTGTTCCTAGGCCTCTCTAGCCAGCGCTCTATCAGCGGCTCTAACACCTACCGTATCGACCGCCTGAATACCTCTGCGGTGAAGGGTCGTCGTTCTGGTGAAGCGCTGGATAGCACTCCGGTCCGTAACGATAAGATGATTATCGTAGTGGATACGGTGCTGTACATCCGTAACCCAATCGACTACCAGGACGACTGGACTGGTCCGGACTTCCTCTCTGAGATGGGTCAGAACAACGGCTCTGAGTTCGCAGAGGTCTTCGACCAGGCACACCTGATTCAGCTCATCAAGGGCCGCTCCTGGGTTGCGCCGGAGCACCTGAAACCGGCGTTCAACGACGGTATTGAGGTGGGCGCAGCTATCCTGGTTCCTGGCAGCGCTACCGCCACACAGCTGACCCAGGCTGAGATGGAGGCGAACGCCATGAACATCAACCTGGCGCACAAGGCTGGTATTGATGAGCTCATCAAGCGCAAGACCCCGCTGATGGATATGATTACCCTGGTGGACGTTGATACCTACTCGCGCCTGCTGGAACATCCGAAGCTGTTGAATATCGAGTTTGGTGCAACCAACGACGATGGTTACAAGAACCGCCGAGTTGTGAAGATGAACGGTGTGCCGGTAGTAGAATGCACCGAGTTCCCTACTGAGGGTGCGCATCCGCTGGGTAGTGCTTACACGGTCACTGGGGATGATGCGAAGTGTCGCATGGTGACTTTCAGTAAGTCCAAGACCTTGGTAACGGTAGAAGCCAAACCGTTCACTTCTCGTATCTGGGATGACCGGCGCGAGTTCAACAACGTTCTGGACTGCTACGCGATGTATAACATCGGTCTGCGTCGTCCGGATACCGCTGCAGTGACCAAGTTCACCTACACCACCAAGACGGTCTAATTGGAGGTTCAATGGCAGTAATCGCTATGTTCGGTCTGGAGACTCTCCAGGCCAATGCGGCTCAGCGGGAGGCGGTTAAGGCCGCCACCGATGTAGCTAAGAACATCCAGGTGGCCTCGGTCGAATCTGGCCGCAAGGCTACCAAGAAAACCCGTAAGGCGGCTGACGTAGCCGCCGACACTGCGGAAGAGTAATACGCGCCCCTGGTGCCTTCGGGTGCCAGGGGCTTTTTTTTTGTCCCTGTCTTAAGGGTCCAAGGGGTCTTTAATAGAGGAACAAATATGAGAGAATTACTGATGTATGACCCCACCAGCCCCAGCGGGTTGCGCTGGAAGGTTGATGGGTACCGCAATACATACAAAGCAGGTGACGTTGCTGGGTGTACACACTCCGGGCCTACTGGATACTATCAGATAGTTGTACGTGGTAAGAAGTACATGAGTCACCGGGTGGTATACTTTCTAGTATATGGGGAGTGGCCGGACACCGTGGACCTCATAAACGGAAACCGCAAAGATAACCGGATAGAGAACCTGCGCGCCGCCACTAAGGGACAGAACTTGTGTAACCTAACCAAGGCTCGGGGTTTCTACTTTGCCAAGCAGCAGAGCAAGTTTGTGGCTCAAATATGCAATTACGGCAAGAATCGCACAATTGGCAGCTTTGATACAGCACTTGATGCCCGCGCAGCGTACCTGCGCGCTAAACTTGAAGAGCACGGTTTCGTGCCGGGGGTGGTTTATCCGTGAATTAGACGCTGTGAACATGACGCTGGAAGCCCTGGGGGAGTCTCGCGTTATGGACGTCAATACTAGCAACCCCAGTGCTGGGTTAGCCCGCTCTGCACTTGCACGCAACCGTCGGGGGTTACTCAGCACGGGGTTCTGGTTTAACGTGGTGGAGCGTGAAGTTACGCCTACTACTGACGGTTTTATTAAGGTGCCGTGGAACCAACTGGCTGTGTACGATGCTGGCTCTGACTCCAAGTACGGGGTACGTGATGGGAACCTGTACGACCTGATGGAGCAGAACCAATATTTCGACAGCTCCGTTAAGCTCAAAATAGTCCTGGACTTGGACTTTGAGGACCTGCCAGAGCACGCAGCTATGTGGGTGGCTAACTATACCGCTGCGCAGGTATACTTAAACGATCTGGGTGGTGACGGCAACTACGCTAATTACGCACAGGAAGCTGAGCGTTACAAGAGCATGGTGCTGCGTGAGCATCTGCGCAACCAGAAGTTCAGCACCAGCAAGACACGCTTTGCACACAGAATCCGCCACGCTCGTTTTATGGTTTAAGGAGAGGTTATGGCTACGTCCCTAGAGGGTACTATTCAGAGCTTGCTGCAGGGTGTCTCCCAGCAGGTTCCAAGAGCGCGCCAGCCCGGGCAACTGGGGGCGCAGCTGAACATGCTCAGCGACCCGGTTTCCGGTATCCGCCGCAGGCCCCCGGGTGAGATTGTCTGGGAGAGTACGATTGATAACCCCGGGCTTGATTCCCTGTTCACTGAATACGTGGAGCGTGGAACTGACGGTAGGCACCTGCTGATTAATACCAGTAATGGTAATTGGTGGTTGCTGGCTAAGAATGGAAAGACTATTCTTAACTCCGGCAATGACCCGTACTTTGTTACCGCCGTAGGCCAGACCTCTTTGCAGACCGCAAGTATTGCTGGCCTGACTTATATCCTGAACACGGAGGTGGCTCCGAACACAACCGTGGACAACACTGGGCGTATCGACCCCAGCACCACTGGGTTCTTCTACGTTAAATCTGCAGCATTTCAGAAACGCTGGAACGTCACAGTTACTTCTGCGGGGGTAGACTACACTGGGGACTACACTGCACCGGCTGCTGGTAGCACCAGTGGCAACGCTGAGGAGGTATCTGGTGCTTACGTCGCCCAGCAACTGCGGGACTCTCTTGTAGCGAACGGGTTGCCCTCTGGGAACGTTAGCGTACGCGGCGCGTACCTGTTCTTCTACGGGTTGAGCGACTGCGTGGTATCTTCTGACGCTGGCGATACTTACGCTGGGGTATCCAACCAGTCCCGTGTAGACCAGGAGCAGGACCTTCCTGCACAGCTCCCCGCAGAAGCCGATGGAGCAATGTGCCGAGTGGGTACGGCCTCGTCTGAGACAGCGTGGTACCGGTTCGATTATAGTACCCGCACCTGGTCTGAGGTGGGGGCGTACGGTAGCATCACCAAGATTACGAACATGCCCAGAGAGCTCGCTGCAGATGACAACATCATTGCGCGGGATTGGGAGGGGCGCTTAGCAGGCAACGATGACAACAACAGCAACCCGGGATTCGTCGAGAACGGCTATATTACTGGTATCGCAGCCTTCCAGGGCCGCTTGGTTCTGCTTAGCGGCAGCTCCGTGGATATGTCAGCCTCGGGCCTGTATCAGCGCTTCTACCGCTCTACCGTGACGTCGCTGCTAGATACGGACCGTATCAGCATTAGCTCTGCGTCTGCACAGGATTCTGTGTACCGTACAGCTGTACAGTTCAACCGGGACCTGGTACTATTCGCCAACAGTATGCAGGCCGTTGTACCGGGCTCTGTGGTGCTTACGCCTACTAACGCCAGTATTAGCATTACCAGCACCTATGAGTGCGATAGCCGTGTGACCCCGGTAATGGCGGGACAGACAGTAATCTACCCGAACAGGCGCAACGACAGCTACGCGGGTGTACTGGAGCTAATCCCGTCACCATTCACCTCATCGCAGTACACTACTCAGGACGCCACGGCGCACTTACCGCGGTATATCCCTGGCAGGGTGTTGCAGATGCAAAACTCCAGTGTCACCAATATGGCCTTCTCGCGCATGTCCGGGGAGCGCAATAGCCTGCTGGTCTACGAGTTCATGTGGGGCGGAAGTGACGGCGCTAAGATGCAAGCGGCGTGGCATAAGTGGTCGTTCCCGTATCCAATCCTGAGCGTACAGGCGTTGGAGGATGAGGTGTTCTTGTACATGCAAGGGCCCAGTCCCAGCAACAAGCTTTTGATTGTGTCTATGGACCCGCGTGAAGGTTATCAGCTGGGTTCGGAGTACCGCGAAGCCTGCTCGGATTTGCAGAAGCAAGTTCAAGTACAGGACGGGGTATTCACTGTTCCAGGGGTACTGCGCCCAGTTGGGTGGGCTGACCGTTACAAGGAAGAGCTTATCCTAACGTACTTGCCCAGCAACCCTATGGGGCCTACTGAGGTTGGCATCAAGGAGATTGCCGGGGAGAACACCCTACGGGTTGTGCGTGGCGTACCTGATGGCACCTACGTAATTGGGAGACGCTACCGCAGTACGTTCACTCTAACTACGCCTATTCTGCGGGACCAGAATGATAAGCTCGTGGGAAGCGGGCACGTGCGCCTGCTGCGCCTGGACGTGGCTGTACGTAACTCTGGGCACTTCGATGTGCAGGTACTAGACACCCCACGGGATGTCAATTGGGGTGGGGAACTGACTGGTATCCTGATGAACTCAAAGGAGCTAACGCTTGGGCAGGCTCTGCGTATGGACTTGGCTACGATTACCGTACCATGCCGTACTAACGCGGACACAACCGAGGTGACGCTGTTTACTGAGGGTTCTATGGAACTGAACGTGCTGGATATCTCGTATATCCTGCGCTACAACCAACGCAGACGGAGAATTTAATATGGGTATGTGGTGGGCAGCCGCCGCCCTAGCAGGCTCTAAACTGCTGGGTGCTGGGGCGCAGATTGAGGTATCCAAAGCACGGAACAAGGCCGTAATCCAGCAGACCGCTAAGCAGCTCAACGACATTGCGCTGCAACGCGCCCAGTCCAGGGACCGGACTGAGGTGTCGCTGTTTAACATCCAGCAGCAGAAGCTGCAGGCCCAGAGTCAAGTAGGCCTACAGGCTGCGTCTTCCGGTACTATGGGGGCGTCGGTTAAGGACGCTGTAGCCACCGTTAACACAGTAGCAGGGCGCCAAGAGGCCAGTGCACGGGACCAGCAGGCAACTCAGGAAGAGGGCTTCCGCATGCTGGTGGATAAGACCGTTGATTCCGGCCTGGCGAATATGGACATGGAGAGCGGTTATGACAAGATGTTCAACATGGCTCTCAGCGTAGGCGGGCAGATGCTCGGACAGTACGTAGGTAATAAGCTATCAGAAACTACACCGGAACCTAGCGCACCCAGCGTGGAGCCTACAGCACAGAACTCGTTTCTGTACGACCTGTGGGGCAGCAAGGGGGATAGTAAGGTTCACACCTGGTAAATAGAGAGGGAAGTAAATGCCTGTAATTCAACCCACCCGGCAGGGGCTTAATATTGGTGGGGTACAACTCCAATCCAATGAGGTACAACTACCCTCTTCTGCCGGTGAAGTAGCAGTAGACGCAAGCAAGGCCAACCGATTAGCCGCACTGTCCGGATTCGTGCAGGACTTCGGCGTAGGCTTCGAGGAAGGAATCAAAGAGAATGCCGCGGCCGCCACAGTGCGCGGCGCTATGGATGCTCAGGGTGCGGTGGATGCAATGGCCTCCAAGGATGAGGCTGTACAGAAGCAGAACATCTTCGTACGCGAAGCCTACCGGGATGGCTACGTATCCGCCGCCGCGTACGACTCTCTAGCCAAGTGGCGCACAGACAGTATCGCCCGGGCTAAGAAAGCTGCCGAGGCAGGGCTGACTGACGAGGAGTTCCAGCAGCAGGAGCAAGAGCACGTCCAGTCTATGTCAGACAAGCTCGGTATGTATCTACCGGATATGTCCAAGCAGTCCGCTACTATCATACTGCAGCAGCTCCGTGCTACCAGTATGGCGAACTACACAGCCTTCCAGAAAGGTCGAGCTGCGTTTGCCCTTGCCCAGGCTGACCGTGCCCTCGACCGTGGTCTTAGCTCGTCCAGTGATGAGTTCTATCAGCGCCTACAAGCAGGGCAGGGTGCCGCTGCGCAGATGTCTATCAAGACCGGCTTAGACGGCATCTTGGCTGCCGAGCACCTGGACAAGAGCAAGAAGCTGGACCGGGCCAAGCAGTATCTGGTCAACGTAGCGCAGCAGACACAGGACCCGCTGGTAATCAACCAGCTGCAAGAGCTGGCTACCAAGGAACTCGGAGTTAACTCTGTAGACGTCAACGCGGCGCTGTATCAGGAGTTCAAGCGCGCCGGTGCTCAGATTGAGACCCAAGCCCGTTTCGAAATCTCCGATGAAATCCAGTCTCTTGAGGGGCAGACCCCAGAGCAGCAGGAACAGACTATGCGGCGTATTCGTAGTCGTGTCATTGAGCTGTCGGCATCGGACGTGCTCAGTGCTGGGACCAGCATGGAGTTCTGGAACAAGGCCCAGACCATTCGCGAGAAGGCAGCGGACACTCAGGCATTGCGCACGGCGATTACTGGGAATATGCCAAGCTCCACTCTGGCTGGGATGTACAAGGGTGACCTGGGTAAGGCGCGCAACGAGCTGCTCAAGAGCTTTCCGGACACCCCAGAAGGGAACCTGCAGCTGCTGGCATACGGAAGCAACAGCAAGGATGCGTGGGCCGTCAACGAGGCGCACAAGCGCATGTCTTCGGATATGGCACGTACGCTGACTACGCTGGACCAGCTCGGTGAAGATGGCGAGGTTTCCCGTGAGAACGTCAGCAGCATCAACTTGTGGGCACAGGCTTATAGCACCAGTACGGACTTAGGGAAGATGGCACTGCTGTCTGAGGTCCCGTCTGAGTGGCAGGGGGTGGTGCAGAAAGCTATTGCACAAAACCCAAGTAACGCCAGCAACACTATCTTGGACGACCTGCGCCGCCAGGCGCGTAACAAGGCCAGTGGTCGCTACAGCAACATCCAAAGTAACCCCACGGACAAGATGGTGGACCCTAGCGGTACCAGCAACTGGTTCAGTTTCTTTGGTGACGCCGATGCCCAGCGCCAGGAAGCGCGCGCTGCTATGGAGGAAGAGTACCGTTACACGTACAGCCGCAACCCGGAATCTCTGGTGGGTAAGGACGCCGAGGACATCAACACAATGCTCAAGGGTAACATACAAGCCCGTAAGCTCGAGCTGGAAATTGCCGGTACACCGCGGCACGTGTATCTACCTGCTGGTACCTCTCTGCAGTCTATCATGGGCGACTACAAGGGCGACCAGGAGCAGTTCAAGGCTACGCTGCAGCAGCAGATTCAAAACCAAGTCCAGGCTATCACTGACCCCAGCAACATGGAACGTGTAGTGGTGCAGGCTGCTACAGCGGGCAACGCAGGTCAGAACATGACCGTAACCGTGTTCGACAAGAAGGGCACATTCCAGACTATGTCTGTGAACCTTCGCGACGTTCAGTCTACTGCACAAGCTGCGTATGATTCAGCACTGGCTGGAGAGATGAAGATTGGTAGCGAGCAAGTGGGTGTACGCCCCGCCACCTTCTACGACCACGGTAACGGACGTGCTGTCAGCGTACAGGTCAATGGCCGTAATGCGGTTGGGCTGGAACCGTCGCTGTTTAGTGATATCCTCGCCACCACTATGAAGTTCGAAGGGTTCCGAGAAGGCAAAGGCAAGGGTAGCGTAGGCTTCGGCCTGCACGTTAACTCTGGCATGCCAGTTCCTCAGAAAGTAACCATTGACGACGGTATCAGTATCCTCAAATCCTCGATGGAGAAGCAGTACGTTCCGAACGTGCAGAAGCAACTCAAGGGGCAGGGTTTGAATGCCTCCGACGAGGCGTTAAAGGTTATGGTGGACCTGAACTATCACGGCGGTAACGGTAGCTCTGGCCCCGTAGCAGAGGCGGTGGCACAGGTACGCAAGGCCGCTAAGTCCCCGGTGGGGGCGTATCAGTATCCTGTATCTGAGGCCCAGGGTAGGGCTTGGCAAGCGCTGCGGAATACCTCGGCGTACAAGCAGGCCCAACCTGAGCGCAAGAAGTACCTGGAACAAAACCTACGTGATTGGCTCTTTGAGGCAACGCACTAACTAGAGGCCCTCCGGGGCCTCCCCTTATCAAAATTCTTTTAGGAGATATTATGGCTCAGTTTCTGAACCAAGAACCGAATCCACAGGAAAAGGATTCTGCTAAGGGCGCAACACTTAAACCTGCGCCTGAGCGCGTAGATTGGAACGACGCCGGAGACAACGGCTTAAATGCACTGGAACGTGCCTCCTTACTGGCGCAGGCCAAGACCCCAGCTACTACAGCCGGAGAGAGCTTTGCGTCGGGTATGGGTAATAGTATCGTGGGGGCGGCCATCCGTAAAGCCTTATCCCCCGCATTCGACCGGGACCAGAACTTTAATGCCAAGCAGACGCTGAGCAGCGATACACGGGCTAAGCTGTACGCCCCAAATCAGGAAGAGATTGAGTACCTGCACGACTCGGTGTCAGTCGAGGACTATAACTACCGCATGCAGCAGATGCTCGAGCAGCGTGACCGTGACCGCTTAATGGCTGACAACACAGTAGCTGGGTTCGCGGGTATGTTGGTAGGCGACTCCCCGTTCATCCTGGCCCCGATGTCTGCTGCTGGCATTGCTGGGCGCGCTGGCTTAGCTGTACGCACGGCTATCCGCGCCGCTGACGTAGGCTCTGCATTCTATGCACAGGACCAACTGGGTCAGTCTGCTGCTGTAACTGCACTGGTAGCAGGCGTAGCCGGGTTAGACCAGCTCTGGGATATGTCTAGGGCGGCTAAAGCTGCTGCCAAGGCTCGTACTGGGCGTGAGCCTATGTTCGACCCAGAAGCGCCTACAACTCGTACAGCTAGGGATGCTAATGTTACCGGAGTAGGAGAGGGGGAGGAAATCCTCGCTAAGACACTGGATGAAAGCATCCAAGTATCTAGAAACAATACCGCCTCCGTGAACATGAAAGCACAGCACGTAGTTCAGTTCTTGAAGAAGTCTGGGCACTTGGCAGCAGGCCAGAAGGCTATTCTGGACACGTTGGGCGATGCTGTAAATGACATTGATTTTAAACTGGTAGCAGGCTCCGCAAACCGTAGCCGCTATACTTATGCACAACAAGATTTAGCTAAGCGAGGAGAGATATCTCTGCGCGCGCCTAAGCGAGCTAATGGCAGCACCTGGACTACAGCCGGGGACGCTCTGCGCGCTATGGATGCGGATACAAGCAAGGTAGCCGTGCACGAACTGATTCACGCCGCCACTGCGCGCGCCGTTGACAGTAACCCCGAGATTGCTAAGCGCCTGGAGGAAGTGCGCGCTGTTATTGCAGCCGACTCCACCTTGACGCCGCGTATGCGGTATTATGCAAGTAATGTACACGAGATGCTGGCAGGCTTAGGCGACAGCCCGGAGTGGGTTGAGCACCTGGCACGGACGAAATCCCCCACCGGCAAGAGCATGCTCCGCCAACTGGGCGAGTACATCATGAATGCCCTGGGCATCAAGGCCAAAGGTTCTGCCTTGGAAGATGTCTTGGATGCGTACGAGGACGCCGTTAAGTGGACAGCTAAGGATTATGCAGACCAAGCCCAGAGCTTCCGTAGCGAAGCCTTCCAGGACCTGGCGGGCAGCACTACCCTCAACGAGGCTAAGGGTGCCCAAGCTACGCTGGATGGCGCTAAGAAGAAGCTCGCTACTATGTTTGCCCTGTACGACAACATCGCTCAAGGCAATGAAGACTTGGCTAAACTGCTAGTGTCGGACGCGTCCGCCGTAGGTGGCCGTCGCCCATCTGTAGTGGACTTCAAGCGCAACCTCACTTTGGAGATGGATGCTAGCGCCAGCGTAGTGGAAGACGCTATCCTGGGCGCGTTGAAGGATAAGGGTGTAGGTTTCTCTGAGCGCTTCTTCCATAGGAGCAAGTTCCGAGCCGAGCGGGCTGCACTGGAAGACCGCCTGGGCAAGTACCTGGATGCTGCTTATAGTGCCGACGTAAACGGGCGTCCTGTGCCTGTACCTGATGCAGAGATTGCCCCACTGGTAGACGCATACCGCAGGTCCGGGTGGGCGGGTAAGTGGTACGAGCATATGCGCGCCGCTGGTTTGGTTGACGATGGTGCGTTGGTTAAATCTGACTACTATTTCCCGCGTCAGTACAGCTACGACAAGATGCGTCAAGGTATTGCACAGGGTAACACTCTGGGCGACTATCGCGCCCTGTTCCGGTCCGCCCTGCGGGATGTATATCCCAGCATGGAATCCGAAACAGTGCAGCGCGTTGCTAAGGAGATGGTTGACGGTATCTATAATGGCCGTGCCGGGCAGTCTGGCCCTATGTGGAAGCAGCTGATTAACGGCATGGGTAACGATGAGGTAGTTATGGCTATGCGTAGCGCTGGTGTAGAGGAGTCTGCAATCCAGAGCTTCCTGGCCGGTAACGTACGTGAATCCGGCAGCACATCCCCTGCGCGGAACCTGCGCCAGCGTACTCGGTTCAATATGGACAAGGAGTATCTGGTGAATGGTAAGAGCATGCGCATGCAGGACCTGATGGATACTGATGTAGCCAAGGTTATGCACGGATACACTAACCGTATGTCCGGCCGTGTAGGTATGGCCTACGCAGGCGTACAGGACCTGGGGCAGCTCGCTAAGATGGTTGATGAGTCCAAGCACGCGCTGGCGGATTCCGCTAAGTGGGAGAAGACTGTCAATGACACCATCGACTTTATCCTGGGCGGGGCACCTGCTGACGTTGGACAGCTTCCGGACTTGCTGCGCGCAGCGGGGAACATGGCGAACGCTACCATGCTTAAGAACTCCGGCCTGTATCAGCTGACTGACACTGCTTTAGCTATGAAGGAGTTCGGCATGGCTAGAGTGCTGCGCAGTATGCGTGACCAGCCTTGGTTCAAGGAGGGTGCTGTGGCTATCAAGACCCCGGATATGGCTGCTCGTCTAGACACCGTGCTGCGGGGTAATATCCAGAAGGAGATGCGCTTCCGCTGGTTGAATACGTACGCCGACGATAACCTGGACCTGACCCGTCAGGCCTCTTGGTTCAACGTCACCCAGAACGTTGGGCAGGCTGCACGTCACGTCAACGGTATGAGCATGGTGCATCGGCTGCAGGTTAACCTGAACTCCGGTATTGTGGCGGATGAGCTTACGCAGATGTTCAAGGGCGATGCTGAGGCGTTTAAGCGTCTGGAGCGTTTCGGGCTTACTCGTGACGTTGCGGACCGAGCTATCGCTGCCAACAAGGCTAACCCGGGCGCCATGTTCCAGCCGGACCTGCAAATGCAAGTCGAGGTTGTGGGGACGCGTATGATGGACTACCTGGTACAGCAGGTTCGTACTGGCGAGACTTCACACTTTGCACAGTTCAACCCCATCGGCAAAGTCATTGTAGGGTACCAGAGCTTCGCACTGGCTGCCACTAACAAGATTCTGCGTAGAGAGCTGAACGATGCTGGGTGGATTGGTGTAGCCCACATTATGGCGTACCAGTTCCCATTGATGCTGCTGGCTACTATGGCCAAGCACGGCATGGATGGGAAGGACGTAGACACCCAGAAACTCATCGGCGAGTCCGTGATGGGTATGAGTGCCATTGGCGGTATATCCTTACTGCAGGATATCTTCCTGGGGAATTCTCCCCGACACTCGTTGGCGTCTATGGGTTATGTCACAGGACTGCTTGGGGCTGTGCAGGGCCTGGCTACCGGTAACATGGATATCAAGACCTTCACTAAGCAGGTACCGCTAATCCAGGAATTCGCACCTACGCGAGCTATCATCAATAACTTCGGAGACGATTAATATGGCATGCAGCTGGCAAGAACAAATCAAGCCAGCTGGTACCCAGGATATTCAGTGCGATATTGAATATTTGGACAAGTCCTATATTCATGTATACCTAGACGGTGTGGAAACCACTGGGTACACCTGGACCAGCTCTACTAATATCAGGCTAAACACAGCCTTGGCAGCAAGCACGACTGTGCTACTAATCCGCAAGACAGAGCGGGAGTATCTGTACATTGAATTTGCCAGCGGCTCCCCGTTCATTGAGGTAAACGTAGACTCCCAAAACACTCAGTTCTTGCACTTAGCGCAAGAGCTGGTGGAGGGTCGGGCTATCCCCGGATTCTACGGCACTATTAGCATGAACGGGTACCGCATAACCGACTTAGCTAACCCAATCAACTCCCAGGATGCTACTACTAAGGCGTACGTCGATGCTGCTGATACCTTACTAGGGCAGCGCATTGACGCAGAGGCCGCTACGCGGAAGGCCGCTGACGATGCCTTGAGTATGCGTACGTCCGCTCTGGAGAACACCTTTATAAGCGGAGTGGAGACAGTAAGTTACCCGTGGAGCACAGTATTGACAGCGGATACAGACGAAGTAACTCCAGGCCTAGCCTTCACTAAGGCGGTGGTGGAGCTTAACGGGGTTGGGCAGATTCGTGGCTACAGTTTCGAGATTGTAGATAATACGATACTGTTTGCAGAGACCCTCCCCGCCGGAACGGTTGTGGCTGCCCGACTGGGGGCCGACGTAACTGCGGGGGATGGCTTCGCCTCACAAGCATCCGTAGATTACTTGGCCGACTCCTTGGGAGATTTGGCGTATCTGGACAAGGCCGCAGCTGTATCTAACGCAACAGGCACAGGGGATGTAGTGGATAAATTTAATGCTCTACTGGCAGCGCTGCGCACTAGTGGGGTGCTAGGAACGTAACAGGAGAAAATATGGCAGGGGCAGCTAAACGTAGTCGCCTCTCGGAGCTGCACCGCATGTTCACCGAGGCCTTGATTGAAGAAATCAAGCAGTCTAAGGAAGATGAGGTGCCGCTCCCCGCCGCAGATAAATCAGTTATCGCCAAGTTCTTGAAGGACAATGACATCACCGCGGACGCAGATTCCGAGGAGATGCAGGACCTTCGTGACGAATTCGATGACGAACTAGCGGCGCGCAGAGAGGCGCGTAAACAAGAGATTCTAAATAAAGTTGGTGGTTCAGACTCTGGGGACTTACTAGAAGGAATTGTCTAATGATATCGGTAAAGACTGCGCGAAGACTGCGCATGCTCAACCAGAAACTTACTGGTTATAGTGCGAATCCGCGCAGTATTCCCAAAGAGGAGCGCGAGGATATCGCGATGATGATGGCCGCCGCTCTAAGCGACTTCCGGGAATTTGCGTACATCGGTATGCGGTTCCTGGGCTTTACGCTCACGGACATGCAGGCCGACATTGCAGAGTACATGCAGAAGGGCCCTAGGAAGCGCATGGTGGCCGCGCAGCGTGGTGAGGCTAAGTCTACACTGGCTGCGCTCTACGCCGTCTGGAGGCTCATCCAGGACCAATCCTGCCGTATTCTGATTGTGTCTGGTGCCGAGAAGCAGGCGTCCGACGTTGCGAACCTAATCATTCGTATGCTGGAAACCTGGCCGCTGCTGTGCTACTTGAAGGCCGACCCTACTCGTGGGGACCGTACTTCATTCGAAGGCTATGATGTCAACTGCGACCTGAAACCGCTGGACAAGTCCGCCAGCGTGGCCTGTGTAGGTATCACTGCATCTCTGCAGGGGAAGCGCGCGGACCTGCTGATTCCTGACGATTAACATCATGGTCGTCATTAAACCCCTTGAATTCGGTGGAAACCCAGACCGGGCGATACCGAGCGAAGCCTCATTTGAGGAACGTGTAACGACTATCCGTAAGGAGTACTGGCAAGTGCCAGGAAGCGGGGGGCCTCGGTGATTACTGAGTGAAGATATAGTCTACTCTGCATGGGAACATGCAGTATCTACTACTTAACAATTTGGAGAATAGCAATGTCGAAATACACTATCGGCGCTGGGGTATCAAGTAGTAGGTAGGGGGAGGAGTAACGCCCTCCCTTTAATATACAGGATTGAAACAACCAAGAACGGCTTAACACAAACCCAGCGTGAGCAGCTGCTGATGATTTCTAAAGACTTCGCAGCTATCTGTACGCACGGGGATACGCTGTACCTGGGCACGCCGCAGACCAAGGACAGCATCTATAAAACCCTGCCGGGACGTGGCTTCGAGGTCCGCGTGTGGCCGGGGCGCATTCCGTCTATTGAAATGGAAGAGCGATATGGAAGTACACTTGCTCCTTATATACTGGAGCTCATTGAGCGCGGCTATAAACGCACCGGCTTCGGCGTCGACGGGACGCTAGGCGAGAGCACGGACACCGGGCGCTACGACGAGGATGCACTGATTGAGAAGGAGCTGGACTTCGGTCCGGAAGGCTTCCAGCTGCAGTACATGCTCGACACCACCCTGTCAGACCAAATGCGTACGCGCATAAAGCTCTCGGATATGCTGGTTTACTCTGGCAGCCAGGATTCCTCCCCGGAGACATTCTCCTACATCGCGGACCGCCGGTACCTGTACCGGCACGAGCATGAGGGGATTATGGGCCAGCAGATGTACTTCCCGGCATTCTACGGGGACATGCACCTGCCGTACCAGCATAAGCTAATGGTCATTGACCCAGCTGGCTGTGGTAAACTTCTTTACTGCCTCAGCCTTAACAACACCCATTAAATTCGGTGAAACTCTCTACGAGACAATACCGAGCCAAGCCACTTAGGTGGAAGGTGTAACGACTAATTGTACATCTAAAGTTAGATGGAAACAGTGGGCCTTGACTTATGGTCAAGTGAAGATATAGTCTGAACTATACGGTGACGTATAGAGGAAGAGTAACGACCTTCCGTAACATTAATAGTCGAGATATGCTAAGGAGCATTAAATGACAAACTTTAAAAGCATCAAACATGTAGACCGCCAACGCCTGTACAAGGTATATCACATCCGTAAGATTGGGTGTGAAGATACCTCGGAAGGGTACATTGGTATTACTAAGAACTCCCTTGGGTTTAGACTTTCCCAGCACATGACCAGTAAGCGTCCAGTAGGGCAGATACTGAGAGAGCTTGGGAAAGACTCTGTAGAGATAGTTAAACTCGCGGAATTACCATTCGATGAGGCTTGTCAAATGGAGTACAACCTACGTCCTAAATTGCGGATGGGTTGGAACTACATGGCAGGCGGGGCACAAGCTGCTCCGGAATGGTATAAGCACAAGGTAGGGTTTGATGCAAGGTTCCAACCGGGGCAATTACCTCACAACTACGGCACCGGTAAGCGTGTACGTTTAACCAGTCCAGAAGGTGAAGTGTTTGAGCCTGAAGTCCTAGAAGCATTCTGTGCAGAGCACGGTCTTGTTAGACAGAACGTTCATAAGGTATGCAAAGGGCAGCGTAAGCATACTAAAGGTTGGGCCGCAGTATACATCTCCTAGTTGGGTGATGAAGTTTCATACGCTGCTGGCGGTGCTGCGAACTCGTACATTCACCTATTCTCCGTAGGCGGCTTCCAAGGAGGTATCAGCGAAGAGAACATTGATAAACTGATTGACCTATGCGTAGAGTTAGACATCCCGGATATGGTGGTGGAGAGCAACATGGGGCACGGCACCGTGTCTATGCTTATCCTGAACCGGTTACGGGAGCGGCGTCTCGCCGGTATTGGTGTACGGGACCTGAACAACTTCACGCAGAAAGAGCGTCGTATCATCGACACAATCAGCCCAGTTACTCGTCGTCACCGCTTGGTGGTGCATGAGCGTGCTATTCACGACGATATCAGCACCTGTATGGCGTACTCTCGCGATAGACGTTGGCTGTACTCTGCGTTCGCGCAGTTGTCTGGAATCACGTACGATCGCGGCAGTCTGGTGAAGGATGACCGAGCAGATGCAATCGCCATGATGGTGGCTACGCTGAACGGGCATCTGGTGGAAGATGAGAAAGTAGTAGCTGAGCGTGAGTCTGAGAAGATGGCTCGGGCCTTCATTGAGAATCCCCTGGATTGGGCACAGAATAAAGTGTCTAAGGGGCTCCGGGGTGTAGCTGCACGGTTACAGAACCGGGGCAGAGGTAAACAACATAGAGGAAGAAGATAATGGCATTTGCAAGTTCCACTTTGGCGCAACGTCAAGCAGTACGTGACGCTGCCGTTGAGTTAGATAAGGCCGTGACTCTTGCACACGATACAGGACCGCTGTTGGTATTGGGCCCCGCTGTAGATACGGCAGGAGAAGCACTGGTGTCTGCACTAGCTGCCACCGGTTCAGCTACCCCAGATAATCAGGTTATCGTGAGCAATGGTGCTACGGGTAAGGTGACGAACAGCACCGGTGCACAGAACATTACCGGCACTTTACAGGTGAAGGACGGGGCATTAAAGCAAGTAGTACTGCCTGCAGCCACTACAATGGTCAGTAATGCAGCCACAGTGACTATTGCTAACAGTGCTAATAACAAAACCGTAGCAGGTTCCGCTGTAGTAGCTGAAGGTGTAGTGTCCCACGTAGCAGCACCAGCCACGGCCGCTATCGTTACTAACGACCTAGCGCTGACCGGAGTAACCCCCACAGGCGCCTTCACCAATACCATTACCTTTGCAGTGACCGACGGTGTTATTACTGGCATCACCCTCTCCTAACTTATAAGGAATATATCATGGCAATTGCAAAAGCAACCCCAGAACAACAGCAGGAGCTACTGCGTCAGCTGAACATTCTCGGTAAGGACCTGTATGCTATCCTTACGCAGCCACAGAACGTGGGCCAGACTGGTGCCGCCTTCGATACCAAGCTTACTGCACTGATGGATGCAATAGACAAAGTGGAGGCTGCTAGCTAATGCGTAAACTGGTCGCTGGGTTACTGCTCGCGGTTACTCTGACTGGTTGCTCGGCGACCTCTGCACTCACCGGCTTAGTTGGTTCTAAGCCGGATGTGTCTGCTCAGGTTGGTGCCGAGAACACCAAACAAACCGTTGGCTTGAATAACAAGGTGGACTCCAGCACCACCAACAAAACCGATGTATCAGATTCTAACGTAGGCACTTTGGATACGTCCAGTAAGAAGCAGGTGCAAACCATTAGCACCGGGACAATCCAGGCAGAGCGCCTGCAGGTGGTTAACAATGATAGTTACAGTCTTATCCTCGCCGGATTAGCTGGGGCCAGCATTCCTTTGGTCTTCCTAGTGGTCATTCTGGTGATTCATAAGCTGTTCAGGAAGAAGGGGCAGCGGGATGATTAAGGTGGGAGACGTGGTTGGGTCGGACCTCGCTACCCGGGCAGGTGCAGCAGTTACCGGTGCTACGGTATCAGGAGGTTGGTTGGCAGAGTTAATGAGCTGGAACTGGAGCACTATCAGCTTCATCACTGCGACTGTGTGCGCAGTGCTAACCCTGGCGTGGAATGCGTACTACAAACGACGTACATTCAAGCTCCTAGAGGAGCAGGCACGTAAGGGGACTATTAAATATGAGTTTAAGGACTAAGGTTATTGCGGCCCTCGCGGGGGCCACTATGCTTGGCGGGGCCATTACTGGCGTAGTACAGCACAACGAGGGCCTGAGCCTTACCGCCTACAAAGATAGCGCCGGTATCCCTACAATCTGCTATGGCGAGACAAAGGGCGTTAAAATGGGCCAGAGAGCCACGCTGAGCGATTGTCAGAAGCAGCTGATACAATCAGCCGGGGAACACGCAAAGGCCCTTGACGGACTTCCTATGCAGCTCTCTGACGTAGCTCTGGTTGGGTCTGTAGACTTCATTTATAACGTAGGCGTAGCTGGCTTCAACAGCAGTGCTGTGAAGCGGCACCTCAAAAGCCTGAATTACGCAGCAGCCGGAAAGGCCGTACTGGACTGGCGCTATATTAGCAAGCACCAGCAGAAATCCCCGGGCATCGGTTGGGTGTACAAGGGCAGCAACCGCTGGACCTTCGACTGCTCTCAGTACATTAACGGGCAGCGCAATAAAGTGTGCTGGGGCCTATGGGAGCGCAGACAGTGGCAGAGCAAGGCTATTGGGAATCAGTATAAGAATGTAAATGCTGCGGTGGCAGCTCTTACTAAGACCGGAGGGTAAATGGCGTTAATTAGATTAGTAGCCCCCGAGCGGGTGTTCTCCGACTTGGCGAGCATGGTGGCATATCCAAACTTTCAGGCACAGGACAAGATTATCCTGCTGGGTAGCGCCGGTGGGGATTTCACCTTTACTACTACTGCGTCGGTAGTGGATAACGGAACTGTGTTTGCTGTGCCTGGTGGGTACCTGCTACGTAAATTCGTGGGCCCAGCATACAGCTCCTGGTTCAGCAACTGGGCGGGCATAGTCACGTTCATGAGCGCGCCTAATAGGCACCTGGTTGTGGACACGGTCTTGCAGGCCACGAGTGTGCTCAACATCAAAAGCAACTCTACGCTAGAATTTACCGATACCGGAAGAATCCTACCGGATGCTGCGGTTGCACGTCAAGTGCTTAACATTATCGGCTCGGCACCCTCGGTGTTCGTACCGTTAGCGGCGGATGCTGCAGCGGGCAGCAAAGTCATTACGGTGGCTGCCGGGGCTTTGTCTGCGGTAAAAGGTACGTACTTGTATCTTCGCTCTAACAAGCTATGCGACGGCGGGCCTAACAAGTACAGGGTAAAGATTTCCCAGATTAGGAAAGTAGTGGGGGTTAGCACCTCCGGTGGTGTCACCAGTATTCGGCTGGATAAAGCGCTGCACTATAACTACCACCTGTCTGATGCCGCGGAAGTAGGTATACCGACAATGGTGGAGAACGTAACCTTAGTGTCCCCGTACATCAACGAGTTCGGCTACGACGACTTGAACCGGTTCTTTACTATCGGTATCTCTGCCAACTTTGCCGCGGACTTGCACATCCAGGACGGGGTTATTATTGGCAAC